CACCTGTGGCGTCGACGTCCAGGGCAACCGCATTGAAGTGAAAGTTGTCGGCTGGGGTCTCAATCGCGAAAAGTGGATGCTCGACTACATCGTGATCGAAGGTGACCCGGCATTTGATGAAGTCTGGTCGCGACTGCAGAGCGAAGTACTCGAGCGCGAGTTCGTCCGCGAAGATGGCCTGTCGATGAAGATTTGGTGCACAGCCGTCGACAGCGGTGGCCATCACACTAATCGCGTTTATCGTTTCTGTCGCGAAAACGCCGGCCGTCGCGTCTATGCGACGAAAGGATCGTCGACGCCCGGTAAGCCGCTCATCTCAAAACCAACGATTAAAGGACGTCCGCCGGTGCAGCTTTTCACGGGCGGTACCGAAACCGCAAAGGACGAGATCTTTGCAGCGCTACGCCTGACGAAACCAGGGCCAGGGTACTTTCACATTCCGATCGAAGATGTTCGTTTCGGGCCGGACTATATCAAGCAGCTCCTCAGCGAACGGCCGGAGCCGAACCGCAACGGCATTCGTGTGTATAAATTGATTAAGCAGGGCATGCGCAACGAGGCTCTCGATCTGATGGTCCTGAACTATTACGCCTTCGCGATCCTCAATCCGCCGCTGCCGGCCATCGCCAAGTTGCTGCGAAAGAAACTCAAAGAACAGGAGCCGAAACCCGATGCGCAAGCTACCGAACAGATACAAACGCCGAATCGGCCGCTTGGTACGTCAAAAGAAACTAACCAAACCGCTCGCGAAGTGGACGCACGAAGCGACAAGGATGCTTCTGTTCAGCTAAGTCCGGACGTGCGGACCTCGCCGCCAGCATCAGTGCCGGGAGCGGTGGCGACCGGGGCCAGCGAGGCGCAACCCCTGAGCGAAAGCAATTCACAAAATATCGAACAATTGTCACAAGATTTGTCAGAAAACCCCGAGGCGCCTGACTCCAGAACTGATACACCCGCGCGCAAGCGCAAACGCCGGCGCCGCGGCCGCAACTTCGCTACTGGCTGGAAGAATTGGTAATGCACTCGTGCTGCCAGAACTCTGGAGGGATATGCCAGTAACGGCTCTGGATCGCGGAAAGGTCAAAGGTTTGGTCGAAGCCGCAAGGACACCTGACCGTCATGAAGCGGTAACCGCTAATATCGATGGTGTTCGCAGTCTCGCTGGTTTCGATCACAACCAGGCTGTCTTTCTGATCTATCGGCATAGTCACATTCTAAGTTGTCGACGGTGATCGTGTCGGCATCCAGAATGTCGTCATAAACTACATCCGGCCAGCGTTCACGTTTCGCGCGTTCCTTTACGACAAAGGATTGGAAGTCGGAAGGCGAATATTCAGCGGCCGGAGTTCGCGCGGCATAGTTCGTCCAGAGTTTGAGGAGCCAATCCAGATCCATGCCGCACTGCGGGCAGAATCCAGGGAATTCATCTTTAGAGGAAAAAACGTTGCCCCAACCACAAATGCAGTTAGCAGCGTAGAGTCTAAACTCAGGAATCATTAGGCGACATTCTACTCCCGAACTCCAAATTTCCTTGTTGCTTTCAGCCATTCTCTGCGGCTGGAGGAAAACATGCCCAGGGAAACGTTTGTTCAATGGCTGTCGCGCAGGTTTGGCGAAACGTTGCCGCAGCTCGCCGCAGGCTTGCTGCCGCTGCTCGAATCTATCGGCAACACGTCCCTTCAACTCGCGACCGTCCGGATTCAATATACAGACCTGGCGTCGACGACCACCGTCAATGTGGGTTCGTCTCTTCCAGCCGGCGCCGTAGTGATGGCACACGAGGTAAAGCTGGACACGCAATTCGCCGGCGGTTCGCTTTCGGCGGTGAAGATGGACCTCGGCGGCAATACGACGACCGCCATCATCAACCAATTCGACGTAAAAGGATCGACTGCCGCCAAGACCTATTCGCCAGGCTTTGAGCACGCGACCAGCCACGGCACGCATTGCACCGGTAATTACGGCGGCGAGCAGTTGGTGGCCACCTTCACGCCGACCGGTGACACACTCAATCACGCGACCACCGGCGATCTCACAATAAATGTCTGGTACGTGATTAAGCCGTAAAGATGGAGCCCGAAACCCCAGAAACAGAACCGCGCGCGTTCATCGCCGGCGAAACCGTCGAGTGGTCTAAATCATTTGAGGACTATTCAGCCGCCGACGGCTGGTCCCTTAAATATTCGGGCCGCGGGCCAGGCACGGCGTTCGACATTACCGCCGCGGCCGACGGCACGGCTTTCCTGACAACGATCACCAGCTCGAGTTCCGACGTTACCCCCGGAACCTGGCGCTTGGTTGGCTGGGTTGAAAAAGGAAACGAAAAGCATTTCGTCTATGACGAAGACTTAATTGTTGTCGCGAAGCCCGCCACGTCGGGCACGCTCGATACGCGCACAATCGCTAAGCAGATCGTGGACTTGATCGACGCCTTCATTCTCGCCGGCCCGTTGGCTTCATCCGGAGTAAAGCGTTATCGCATCGCCGATCGCGACCTCGAGTACTGCACGACTGAAGAGCTGATAAAGCTGCGGACCTATTACTGGAATATCTACGTCAGCCAAAAGCGAAAGGGCAAAGAGTTCCGCAACATCCGGTGCACGTTTTGAAAGAGCGAATCAAGTGAGAGGTGCTGTAAAGGAATGAATGAACCAAAACCCCAGATTCAAAAGAAGGTCTCTTCGAAAATCGATTCGGAGTTGGCGCGCAAGATTCTGTTGGAGTTCGAAATGATCGAGCTGCACGGCCATAGCAGCGATCACATCGGTGAGATCGAAGAGAGACTGCGAAAGATTGCGGATGGCGATAACTAGAAGAACACGTCAGGGCCAGCTCATTCCGGGATCTATGCGACTTGTCGAGTCGAAATCTACCGGCCTCGTCGCTGTGCGTCCTCGTTCCCGGAGCCGGCGCAATTTCCAGGCAGCCAAACTAAATCGCCTTAATCGAGATCTCTTCGGCAGCGGCCAATCCCTGGGCCCGCACGTTTACCGATCGCTGCGCACCCTACGATCGAACTCGCGCAAGCTGGCGCGCAATAACGATTGGTACATCAAGTTTCTGCGCATGTGTCGCGTGAACGTAATTGGGCCCGATGGGTTTACCTATGAAGCCCAGGCAAAAACTCCGCGCGGCAAGCCGGATAAGAAGCTTAACGACCTGGTCGAACAGCACTGGCAAATGTGGGGCTATCCGGAAAACGCTTCAGCCAATCAACGCCTCTCCTGGCATGAGATTCAATTGAAATGGGTCACCACGCTGGCGCGCGACGGCGAAGTAATGTTTCGGAAGGTGCCCGCCGACAATCCTTACGGCTTTGCGCTGAAACAGATCGACGTCGCGTGGCTAGACGAAACGTATAGCTTGAAGCGGCCAAACGGTAACCGCGTGATCATGTCGGTGGAAATCGATTCAAACGATCGACACGTCGGCTATTGGCTCACGCCGCCCAGGGACATCTATTATGCCGGTCTGCAACCGGCAATCCAGCAGCGCACTTTTGTTTCGGCCGACGAAATCTATTTCGACTTCATTCCGTTCGATCAGAACTGCGGTGACGAAACTGTTACCCGCGGCGTGCCCTGGATCCACGCCGCCATGCTGAAGCTATGGACGATCGGCGAATTCGAGTACTCGGCCGTCGTCGCTGCGCGCATCGGCGCCTCAAAACTCGGCTTCTATAAAAACCGGCAGGGCGACCCGCTGATCATGACCGAGGATGAGTTGAAGCGCAGCGCTGAAGGCAAAGGCCCAGTGGACGATGACGACGATGATGATGACGACGACGAACGCGAGAATGAGCTGCTCGATCATGTTGAGCCTGGCGTCTTCACAGATATCGGCAACAAGGACTTTCAGGAATTCAATCCGACATATCCGTCGGACATGGTCAAGCCGTTTTTCAGCTATATGCTGCACGGGGTTTCAGCCAGCATCGGCACGGAATACTTCTCATTCGCCAGCGACTTTACCGAAGTGAACTTTTCGGCCGGCCGGCTGGGTGTCGACCAGGAGCACGACAACTGGTCCATCATTCACAGCTTCGGCCGCAACCGTTACCGCGCCGTAAATATCGATTGGCTGAAGTCCTCAATGCTGAGCAAAGCATTTCCGCTCGAGCCCCGAGATGTCATTCGCTTATCGACTCCGAAGATTACGCCGCGCGGTTGGGGGCTCTACGATCCGCTAAAGGATGTGCAGGCGTATGTGATGGAATGCGACAACGGTCTGAATAACCGCACGGATATTCTGGCGCGCAAAGGCAAAGACTTCAGCAAGAACCTGGCTAACCTAAAGTCGGAGCAGGAAGAGGCTAAGGCGGCGGGAGTCGTATTCGTCGGCGGTAAACCTACGAGCGGCAGTGCGCCGGAGAATCAGCCGGCGAACGCAAACGATCCGAATGGAGACACGACCAACACCGCGGGCTAGAAGTTATATCCATTGAGCGGCCGGCAATCGGCGCACATCGCGCAATGAGGAATTCTTATGTCGTCCAGATCTATCACCGGTCGGTAGGTTATATAGCCGTCACCGATTACAGGCTCAAGTTCCGGAACTGTCAGAAGAGGCGGGCGGCGATAGGCAACCACCAGACACGAATCCTTGTATTCATGACACCGATCACAAAAGGTTGCGAATTCACCCGGATGCGCCATTCCTTTGGATTTTATTAAGCAGGTCTGATTCAAGGCGTGTATTTTCTTCGACGAGAAAACATACCGCTAATTCCATCGCGATTTCCCAGCCTAAGTGGAGCGATTCAGCATAAGCCAAACATTGGTGAAGAATATTGTTGTTCCACGCGAGCTGCTCAATGCGCTCGCGCCTTTCCAAGCTGTCCACGTATTTCATCGTCAGATTCGTCTTAACTTTAAGGTTGTTATGATACCTGGCATTTCCTCGAACAGAAATAGATCCATCAGGCTGAACACAAGGCCTCCGCATTGTGACTCCACATACTTTGCCAGCGGAGAGTCTGGCCATGGATCGACGCTGACGTTTGGGAATCCCATAGGCACCCATAGCCGGCCACGCCCAGGGCGACCAAAACGGCTGCGATATTCGGATTGCAAGTAGTCAGGAAAACGGCCGGGAAGTTCTTCGCCGATCGCGGTGCAGTCCGCTTGTGAGAGCCACCAGATAAGTTCCATGATTTTTAGGTGGGGCAAGAGCACTCTTCAGGCGGCTGGCGTTTCCCTTTGATTCCGCCGCAGTGTTCGCAAAGCTCACACGGCCGAATACAAACATTCTGGAATCCGTCCATTACGCTGACAGATTCGACCTCGTAAGGCTGGGATTTTAAGACCAGGCTTTGACCTTCTTTGAACAGCCTCTTGAAGATCATGGGCTCTTCATAAATCACCTTGCCTGAGCGCTCGAAATAGAGAATTTGCGAGACGCGGATTGTGACTTCGTCGCCGTAACTGCTCATGCGCTAATCCTAACTCAAATTTTCCAACCGCGCCCGCTTCATCCTCGCCCCGATGAATCGTCGCGACTGGCTAGGACTCACTGCTGATGAACGCCGAGATTACCTCCGCCGAGAGGTCGTCGGCACAACTCTCTATCGCGATTACTCGATTTCGGCCGACGCCGTCGATGAAAAGGCGCGGACCGTCACCGTCTCCATCTCCAGCGACCGGCCTTACGATCGCGGCTGGTACACCGAAATCCTCTCGCATGAAAAAGGCGCAGTCCGGCTTGAGCGTTTGAACGACGGCGGCGCCTATCTCAAAGACCACGACACGAAGATCCAACTCGGCGTGTTTGTCCGCGGCACTGTGGCCATTAAGCCGGACCCTCAAGACAAGAAATTCAAAAAGCTCGGCGGCACAGTGTTGTATTCAGAGCGCGACGTCGCAGAAGACGAATTGAAAGACGTCATCGCCGGCATCCGCACAAAGACCAGCGTCGGTTACGTAATTTACAAATACGAGTACGACGAAAAGACCGACACCCTCACCGCGACTGATTGGGAACCGCTTGAAGGTTCGAATGTCGCGATCGCTGCTGACATCACGACCGGCCCTGGCCGCAGTCGCGAGCTGCGCGGCCGCCGCGCCGGCGATGAAGAACCCGACGACGAAACCGGATGTGATTGCGGCGATCCGAACTGTGACGATCCCGAATGCGACGGCGAAAGCTCAAAGTCCAAATCCCAAAAAAACCAATCTCACCCCACGCACACTACGCGCCGACTGAGACGCGCGCGCAAAGGCGCACCCCAAACGAGGACCACGATGAAGCGAAGGAAGAAATCCACTGCTCCCACCGCCGAAAGAAACGAAGAAGTCATTTGCCGCGCCACCGATCCTGATTGCGGCGACGAATCCTGCGACATCCATTATGAAGACGCCGGCACGCGTTCCGAGAGTGCGCCGCCCGCACGCGTAAATTACGCGCAGCGCTTCCGCGAAATCGCCGAAGCCGCGGCCCTGGGCGCGGAAGAGAAGAAGCGCTTCCTCGTGATCGCCTCGACCCGCGCGCTCGAATCCGACGAGCCCGACGAAACCGAATTCCGCAAAGCCCTCATGGCCGATCGCAAGGCGCACGCGAAAGACACGACTCCCGGTCCAGAAGATCCGCAGAGGTCTGCCGCGCGCAACGGCGGCGGGTTGGCTCGCATTAACTCGCGCGTCCGCCTAAAGAACTTCAAGAGCCATGACGAGGCTCACGGTTTTGGCCGTTGCCTCGGCGCCGTGCTGGGTTTCGATGAGTCGCGTGAATGGTGTCGCGAACACGGCATTGCGTTGAGCCGCGCGCAAAGCGCCAGCGATAACGCTTCGGGCGGAATTTGGATACCAGAGGAATTCAGCGACACCTACATCGTCCTGCGTGAGCAATTCGGCTTGGTGCGCCAGTTCGGTGACGTGGAAACAATGACTTCCGCCACGCTGAATGTGCGACGCCAAAAGCAAGGCCTCACAGCCTATCCCGCGGCCGCCAAAGGGGCCGGGCGCAAAGTTGCCGAGTCCGAGATCTTATGGGACTTCTTCGAACTCGTCGCGCGCAAGTGGAAGGTCACTACGAAGATCGAGGACGAAGTCACCGAGGATGGCATCATTTCCATCGCCGACAAGTTTGCCGGCGAAAGCGCTTATGCACACGCCTATGCTGAGGACAATGCTTTCTTCAACGCCGACGGCACCAGCAACTTCCACGGTCTGATTGGACTCGCTAAAGCCCTGCGAAAAGTCAACGGCACGATCGGGAACATTAAAGGTCTCGTTGTCGCCAGCGGCAACACGTTCAGCGAGTTTACTCTGGGCGATTTCATTAAAGTCATCGCGGCCCTGCCGCAGTATGCCGACAACGCAAACACCGCCTGGTATATGCACCGTTCCTTCTACTGGAACACCGTGGTGCCATTGCTGATCGCTGCCGGCGGCGTGACCGAAGCCGACATCGCTAATGCGCCGCAGTTGAAACTGCGCGGCTATCCGGTCCGCATCTCGCAGGTTCTCCCAAATGCCGATGCCAACAGTCAAATCGCCTGCTATTTCGGCGACATCTCGAAGTCTTCGACCTTCGGCGATCGCCGAGGCCTGATGGTCAAACAAACCGACACCAACGATGACGATTGGGATAACGACATGATCTCGATCAAATGCACGACACGTTGGGACGTGAACCATCACGACGTCGGCGACACCACCAAAGCCGGCCCGGTCATTGGTCTC